ATGAAGTCGCATTTATTCGTTCAGCATTAAGTGATTCTGATATTAGATCAATTTATAATAGTGGAGTGCCAGCTAGTCTGTCTGCTTACTCACCTTTCCAATGGCTTCGCATGGGGGATAATGACTCAGGAACAGGCTCAACAATAACTGATCAAGGAAGCGGTGGAAACAACGCATCCCTAAACAACGGAGCGGTATTTGCAACAGATATACCAAGCTAATAATTATGAGAAAATACGTAATCATTGACGCATCGGATGTTAGCTCGGTAGACTTTGACCGAGTCTTGGAAACCTCACCTGAAACTTTAAGATTTTCGGTTGATGATACTAAAGCATTACTTAAATACGAAGGCGAACAACCTAGCTTTTTAAGCGGTAAGACCGAGTACGATCACGCTGAGATACTTACGATCCTAGCGACTGACGAGTGGACTGATACTGACGCTAATCCGTAATGGCTCCTAATCTTAGCGAGGACACAAATGTAAAGACCCCATTGGCGTTTTTACTGAAGGTACTAGGTACTACTATATTTGTAGTTTACTCAGCCATGTTGGTGTACTCCAGGCTCGCAACCTTAGAGATGGAAATACTACGCCTTCAGCACGAAGTTCAAATGAATAGTGAGTTTCGGATAAAGTGGCCGAGGGGAGAACTTGGTGCTTTACCCGATGCTGCAGAGCAAAATATGAGACTTTTATTTATCGAGAAAACGGTAAGTAAGCACGAGGAATTAATGGACGAAATTCGTTACGGAACTGCTAGGTGAGATGGGTGAAATACTTCTTATGTTACTTACCGGTGGCGGTTCTACGGCTATGGGTGCGATGCTCAAAGGTGGCTTTGGAATGTTATTTGAGGGTCGCCGTCAAAAGCACGAGCTTGAAATTGCCCGTGAAAGTCGAGCAAATGAAAACTTTCTTAAGCTCCAAGCTGAGTTGGCTAAAGGAGGTAATAATGAGTTCCGGGATTTTTCTCGTAGAATTATTGCTTTTATGGGCATTGGCACTCTGTGTATGTGCGTCTTGTTCTGCACCCTTTTCCCATCCGCCGAGTTCCTATCTATCACCAACGCACACGGCGAAGGCAGAACAGAATGGCTCTTTGGAATCATCAGTTACCCAGCAAGCCAAGATCCAATCGTATTATCCAGCGGACATTTGGCATATATGGGACACACCGCCCTTATGGGAATCCTCGGCTTTTATTTCGGGCCATCGCCTCGTAGAAGATAAATGAACATGATTGATCGAGTATCAGTAGCGGGAATGTCAGGCACAGCCGCCACCTTTGGTTTGTCCACGCTGGATTCTTTCCTGGGCATCGCAGTAGGTGCGGTAACTTTGGTCTATATGTCGATCAAGCTTTACCAAGAACTTCGCAAGAAATGAGTCGATACCGCAGTTACGGCAAACTAGACGATCCATTCGTAACTGAAGGGGACACCTTCTTTCTGCGGATGAATGCCCGTCTGCGGCCTAACCAGTTAAAGCCTGGTGAGGTAGCCCTGTCCAAGAATGGCCGAATGAACGATGATGGCACATGGCAACCCCGAAAAGGGTTATCGACTCTATTTGGATCAATTACATCGGGTGAAGATGCGATTCGAGTTCCTTACATTATAACAGCCGGACAAAGAGATAATTCGGGCATCGTAACACTTGTGTTGGATGACATTCCGAGCCTTGCATTTATACCAGGAGAAAACATAACTACTGCAAACCTTGGATTTACCAATTCGACAAATCCGAATGGTACATTTGCTTTGGTTTCTATAAACTTTACAACCAAAACAATTACCTACTCGGACGGCTCTACCGGTGAAGCCGAGGCGTTTACATTAGCCAATAATTCAGTAGGTCAAACCTCAGTAGCATCGATGGGAAATTCGATTGCGACAACTGAAGGATTTACTCTCAACGATGATGGAGTAAATGCAGTTTATGGATCGGCAGTTTATTCTGATGCTTCATCCAATAATGATGATTATATATTCTCAGCGACAAACAATTTAGCCGTCATTATTCGACTAAAAGACTCTGCACTTTTTAAGTGCCGGTACGAGGGTGGGGGAGAAACAGTAGATGGACCTGTCGGAATGACTCAAGGGTTTGATAAGATGTTTATCTTTCGGTCCCGTAAAACAACTCTTTCAGCCTCCCCAAAACTTAATTATCGATCTGTCAGTTCGGCATCACAAAGTGGTCAGGTAATAACTGTAAACACATCGACCGATCATGGCCGAGTAGTCGGTGACTTTGTCACGCTGACAAACTTCACAGGATGGCCAACCTATAATCCAAATAACTGCTATCAGATCAAAACTGTCCCAAGCGCCACATCTTTTACAGTAGAGATGGCAGACTCTCAAACTGTTGCCAGCTTCAATGTAAGTGGCGCACAGGTTGAATACTTTGAGGACTTCACCCGAGTGAGCAAAGGAGCATACACAAGCCCTCAATACTTTACCGACACTTCAGCAACTGCCGCAAACGGAGTGGTTACCATGAATATCGGTGCAGGCCATAACCTGCAAAAAGGTGACGAGATTACTATCCGAAACGGATCATCTCCCTACGAATTATTTGAAAATCAAAAAGCGGTAGTTACATCGGTTTTTGATTCATCGGGTAGTGCTGTAAATCCATTTTTAAAGTTCACTTTTAATCTTGGAGTACAGGATGAGTCCACAGGTGCATCGCTCACAGTTAGTAAAGCACTAGCTATTGGAAAAGGTTTCGTACATATGCCAGCCGCTCCTTGGGGGGAATTTCATCAGCGTAGGCTATGGGTTCCATACTGGTATACCTCCGACACAAACCCCGAGGACCGAGAAATTAGGGACGAATTAGCGGCATCCGATATATTCGATTCAGACACATTCGACATCATCGGAAATCAATTCCGAGTATCTGCCGGCAAGAGCGATTACCTGGTTGGCCTTCAGCCTTTTACGCAGGATAGCATAGTCGCATTCAATCGTAAATCGATTCATCTACTCACAGGGGTAAGTGGATCTCTTTCCGATGTGTCCACAAATGTGGTAACCAATGAAATAGGTGCATCTGCTCGGAAATCTATCGTTCAGGTAGCGAACAAAATTTTATTCTTATCCGACCAAGGTATCTACTCGGTTGAGTTCATGGATGAGTACAATTTACGAGGAACAGGCACACCAATATCAGAAACAATTCAGCCCTACATAGATCGAATAAATCAGGACTATGCTCACCTCTCCTGTGCAGTTTATTTTAATTCAAGATATTGGATCGCTTTGCCCTTGGATTCTGCACCAGGTAGTGGCAATGGTAGGAAGTTGAATACCATTATAATATTTAATTTTATTAATGGCGGGTTTGAGAGCATTGACTCTGTAAACTCGATAGACTTTGCAATTCGGGAATTAATAGTAGCTCGGGAAGGCGCACAAAATGCCTTGTACATAACCACCGAAGAGGGTGGAGTTCATAAGGTAGATGCAGTTGAGGGCGGAGATGTTGTATCGGTTACACCTGGCCAGGCATCTGCTGAAACAATTCCTGTAATAAGCCAGCTAACTTCCCGCCAATTTGATGCTGATAGTATGGACCGAAAAGTATTTAGCCGGTCCGAGATTCAGATGAAATCTAATAACTCTCAGACCGATAGTGCTATCGAATTTATAACCGAGGAACCTGACTCCACTACTGCATCAATTAACGCCTCAACCTTGCTTGGAAGCACTCTTGCCGACTCGGAGGATGCCTCTCTAAGGCTTAGAGTAAATAAGCGAGGCTTTGGAGTTCAAGCAGACATCAAACCATTCTTAGGGCGCCCTTACATTCGTGCAGTCAAAGTAGATGCCCGAATAACTGACCGATCAACCACATCTATTTCATAAGGTAAAATCATGGCTATATTATCAAAAGGACAATCTTTCGCATCAGGCGATCAAGTAACCGCACAAAAACTGCAAGACATTGTGGACCTTGCTTCATTTGACGATCCGGCAGATGAGTCGACTATCGTTAAAGACACAGGCACAGGTAAGCTCAAAGTACCAAGCAATGGCATCGGCTCAAACGAGTTAGCCAGCGATGCTTCTGTAGATGCCAATCGTGCAGTCGGAACAGACCACATCAAGGACAACTCAGTTACAGCCGCAAAGCTCAATAGTGCGGCAGTAAGTGTACTTATGCCGACCTCAACCGTTCTGCCGTATGCTGGGGCATCTGCCCCAACAGGTTATTTCCTTTGTGATGGATCAGCCCAAAGTCGCACAACCTATGCAGGTTTATTTGCAATCATAGGAACGACCTACGGAGTCGGAGACGGATCAACCACCTTCAATATACCTGACCTTCGAGGTCGAGTAATTGCGGGTCAGGACGATATGGGTGGAGTATCTGCTGATCGT